TGTTGATACCGGAGAAACTGTAGAGTGTTTAAAGGAATTCTTAGCAGAAAGTGGCGCCGCTCGTATTTATGTCGTATCATTAATAAAGCGAGAATCAGATACAAGAAGTTTAATTGACTTTTTTGGCGTAGCAATTGGGGATGAATGGGTATACGGCCATGGCCTCGATGACAATGAATTAAGAAGAAATTACAGAAACATTTATAAGAAGAATATGAATGGGTGATAGAGAAGACGCATACAGAGAGATGTATAAAAATAGCCTACAGTTAGGTGAATATAATAACAGCGGAAAATTAAGAATGAAAAAGGATTTAATGAACTCGAGGCATGAATATTTTAAAGATATGCCAAATACAAAATGGTATAAAATGTTCTCAATTGCAAAATCATTCATTAAACTCATTGGATACGCAATTATTCCAATTGACTTGGTTCTTGGAATAATATTACTTATAATAAGTGAAACAATTGAATTAATAAGGAAATTAGTATAAATGTATCAATCAATTCATTATGACGGCCGAGCCGATCAAATACACTTATGGGATGACCAAAAAGGTTACCAAGTATTCAAATTTAACCCATATGGGTATCTTCCTAGTAAGAATGGAGATTATGAAGCACTTGACGGAACTAGATTAGACAAAGTTCCTGGAATATATAAAGACAATCCAACTTCATATGAGTCAGACTTAAATGCAGAAATGCGTACACTGATTGATTTATATTATGATTCAGACACCCCATCGACTGGTCATAGAGATTTCTTTTTTGATATTGAAGTTGATATTTCAGAAAAACTTCCTACAGTAGAAGAAGCAGATTGCGCAATTACATCTATTGCATATCTTGACAAACTAACAGGCGATCGAGAGGTATTAGTATTAGATATTAATGGACGATTAAAGGATATTAATACAGAATATTCAGTCCAAGTATTTCGAGACGAGAAAGATATGCTCACTCACTTTATCAATCGGTTTGCAGAGATACAGCCTACGGTAATAACTGGATGGAATATAGATGGATTTGATATTCCATATCTTGTTAATCGAATTAAAAGAACAATGGGGGCTGGCGCAGTTAAGAAACTATCTCCTGCAGGAATTGTTGAATGGTTAAAACATCGTAGCAAATATAGAATTGCTGGTGTATCTAGTTTAGATTATTTGCCATTATATAAAAACTTTACATATACAGAACTTCCTAATTACCGATTAGACACTGTTGCAAAAACAGAAGTTGGTAGAGGCAAGATTGAATATGAAGGCAACCTTAATGATTTGTTTGAAACAGATATTGAAAAGTTTATTGAATATAACATGGTTGATGTGGATCTTGTATATGAATTAGACGAAAAGTTGCAGTTATTAAATTTAGCACGAACGATATGCCACAAAGGCCATGTCCCATATGAAGATGTATATTACGCATCACGTTACTTAGACGGTGCAGCGGTTGTTGATTTAAAAAGAAATGGATATGTTGCTCCAAATAAACAATTTAAGTTTATTGAAGAAGAAACTAAACAAGATGCACTAGCCGGCGCGTATGTAATGGCTCCTGTACCTGGATTATATAAATGGATCTATGACTTAGATTTAACATCTCTGTATCCATCTATTATCATGACATTGAATATATCTCCAGAAACAAAAGTTGGCGTTGTTCAAAAATTCAACGAAGAAGATATGTTACAAGCAAATTCTTTTAGTAAGACTGTAACATTAAGTGACGGAGATGTAGAAATAGATGACGTGAAAGGATGGATTACCGAAAACGCTTATACAGTAGCCAGCAACGGAGCTATATATGAGACTAATAAAAAAGGATTTCTTCCAGAGATTCTAGCAAAGTGGTTCGACGAACGTGTTACGTATAAAAATAAACGTGATGAATATGAAGTCGGGTCAGAGGAATATAAATTTTATGATGCACTACAATTAACACAAAAGGTTTTGCTTAATTCATTTTATGGTGTATTAGGTCTTAAGACATTTAGATTTCATGATTTAGATAACGCAGGTGCAATTACATCAACAGGACAAAGTGTTATCAAATTTTCAGCAAAATGTATTAATAGTTATTATAAAAAATATACCGGGGTTGATCACTTCTACAACGAAAATGGACAAAGAGCAGAATTTTCATTTTACACTGATACAGATTCGACATTTGTTTCGAGTATTCCGATAATAGCAAAACGTTATCCAGGCTACGACGAAACAGATGAACAGTTTATGATTGAAAAAACTAATGAGGTAGCATCTGAAATACAAAAACATGTTAATGCAATGTATGATATATATGCAGACAGGTTTCATAATACTAAAGAACATAGATTTCAGATCAAACAAGAATATGTTGCGAAGTCAGGACTTTGGGTTGCTAAAAAAAGATATGCACAATGGGTTATATTCAAAGAAGGTAAGCCTACCGATAAAATGGATATTAAAGGGTTAGATGTAATTAGATCATCATTCCCGGAAGATTTCAAAAAGATCATGAAAGAAACACTTTGGTTTATTCTCAAACAAAAGAATAAACAAGAAACAACAGATCTTATAATGAATTTCAAACACCGTATTCAAGAATCTGACATATTAAATGTAATGAAAAACTCAGGCGTTAAACAGATTGCAAAATATACAAAAGGTAGAGAGTCATTTGGGCCGTATTTAACAAGAACCCCAGCACATGTAAAGTCAGCAATCAATTACAATGATTTAATATCCCATTCGGGTACTAAAGTTTTTAGTCCAATAAAGAATGGAGAAAAAGTTAAATGGGCATATCTAACTAACAATCCATATGGGTTTGACACAATGGCACTGCGAGGTTATGAAGATCCACCAGAAATCATTGAGTTTGTTGATAAATATATTGATCGTAACAAAATATTTGATCGTGAACTGAAAGGTAAGATTGACGACTTTTATGCAGCATTAGGATGGACATCATTACCAACTAATAATAATGTTAATAAATTCTTTTCATTCGGTTGATAATTTACTTGGTTAATTAGAATAATTTCATTATAATAAATAAAAAAGAGTTATATGTACGGAAAAAAGCAATGGCGCGGTAGAGAATGTGAAGGTCGCTACTCAGATTTAATGACATTTTTTGTTAGAGATTTAGAAAAGGATGCTAATAAAAATAGTTACGGGCTATTAGTTGATGAATTAACTGAATATCCTCATTATTATTTTACTATCGAGTATATGACTAAGTGTAAAGAAAATACACCATATATTCACACACTTAGATGGATATTAGACTATTCAAATATGGCAGTAACAATCGAAGCCGATAAAGACACCATAGAGTGTATTCCTCCCGACCTTATCAACAGATGTCATATTATATACCGTATTCAAGATAAAGCATTACAATTGTTGAAAGACACCGATACGCTATCAGTCGATGCCGGTTGGTATCGTTGTCATATGATTGCAAAAATGCATATGCAAGAAACAAAGCCAGCTAATTACATGTTTGATGAAGAAATTTAATAATATGAAATATTCAGTATTTGTAACATTCGCAATAGAAGGCTTTCACAATTGGCCTGAAGCAAAAGACATATTCCCAGAAGTAGCATTTTTGTCTGATAGACATAGACATATGTTTTACTTTAAATGTTATGCCAATGTTTCACACACAGACAGAGATGAAGAGTTTATTCTTATGCAAAGAAGAATAAAAAAGCAACTCAGAAACAATTTCGGCGGCAACATATTAGAATTTGGTCGAATGAGCTGTGAAGATATCGGAGAATGGTTATTAGAACAAAATGACAACTTGTATCGGGTAGAAGTATCTGAGGACAATGAAAACGGAGCGATAATAGAAAGATGATTTATTTAATAGATTTAGAAGCAATTCCAACAAGATATACATCAGAATGGAAATGGTTTGTGCCTAAATGGTTACAAGAAAATGGTGTTGAGGTAACTGTAATTGAAGGAGATCAGGAAATTCCAGAAATGACAACACCAGGTGCATTTTTAAACTTTGGTGGCACTAATATGTACAAAGCTACTCAAGTTCATAAGATATCTCAATTATTTGTTGAAGACAAAATACGAGATGGCGATCAATTTGTGTTTACAGATGCTTGGCATCCTGGCGTTATTAATGTCAAATATATGGCTAAATTATTAGGTAAAGACGTTAAACTTCACGGATTATGGCACGCCGGCTCATATGATCCAAATGACTTCTTAGGTAGGTTGATTGGAGATGAAAAATGGATACGTAATGCAGAAGCTTCATTCTTTGAATCATTTGATTATAATTGGGTAGCTACTAATTCGCACGAAACTCAAATTAGAGAGGTTTATCCAGATGTAAAGTTATATCACACAGGATGGCCGATGTCATATACACGAGATTTATTAGACAGAGCTAAGCAAAAAGAAAGAAAAAATATCATTGTATTTCCACATCGTATTGCTCCAGAAAAGCGACTAGATTTATTTGAAGAGTTATCGAAAAGACCTGAATTAGCACATTATGAATTTAGAGTTCCAATGCAAGAAAATCTTACAAAGGAACAATATCATAATTTACTAGGAACAGCTAAGTTTGCAGTATCATTTGCAGAACAAGAGACATTAGGCATTTCTATGTATGAAGCAGCTTGTGCAGGTGCTATTCCAATTGTTCCGAACAGACTTTCATATATTGAAATGTATTATGACGGATTTAAGACAGCTGGTACGGTAGACAGCGTTGTTAATAAGATATTAGAATTTGAAAAACACCAATTATATAAAGAAGTTAATGATCAAGCAAATTTATTGCATGAGCATTTCTTTTCAGCAACAAAATTACTTAACAAATTAAAGGAAATAAATGCAAGATAAAAGATTTATCTATTATCCATCTCTCAGTGCGGGATCGATGGTTTCAGCATTCAAAAAGGATTATAAGTTTTCATCAGGTGATCCGGTGAAATTTTATGATTCAAGATACCCAGCTGAATGGCGTCACCCATACTTTTTGGTGACTGCAGGACATCATTACAAAAAAATGGACTTTAGAGACCAACTCGGACTTGAAAAGGATGTATTAGTGTTCGGCGACTCTGGAGGATATCAAATTGCAACAGGAGCGTTGCCATATTCAAATGAATTGAGAGAAAAGATCTTTCATTGGTTAGAAGCTAATTCAGATGTGGCAGCTAATTTAGATATTCCCCCTAAAACTGTATATAAAAATAGGTTTCATGAATGTGCAGATATTTCATTTGACAATTTTAAATGGTTTGAAAAAAATCAGTCAGGAAAGACTGCATTCATTAATATGCTTCAAGGGTCTAATTCTGAAGAATATACATGGTGGTATCACAAATTTAAAGATTTTGATTTCAATGGCTGGGCAATAGGCGGACCTCAAAAGTTAGTAGATTTCATGTTTGCATTAGCTTTAATGTTAAAGGAAAAGGAATTTGAAAAGGTACAAAACAAATATTTGCACTTATTAGGCATTAGCAAGATATCAGATTTCTTTATATTAGCAACATTGCAAAAGTTAATGAATAAACTAACTGATAATAGAATCTATGTTAGTACAGATTCATCGTCTCCAGGACAATATCCAGTATATGGTACATATCTTCATTCTTGGAACTACAAAGTACAATCATTCAGTGAATTGTATTTTCCTAAGAATAATGAATATCGTAGAAAAAATCATATAGCTCAAGGAAAACTAGTTAATCCAGAAGTTGATAGAAATCAGCACGTGGCTTGTAGTATGGATTGTCCTGCATGTAAAGATTTTACATATGAGTATTTAGAAGGCAAAACTGCAGCTGGATTAGATCGATATTCTCAAGAAGCTATGCCAAGAATGGTAGTTCATAATACACATTTATATGTAAACTTAGCAAACGATATCAATAAACTAGTAGATAGCCATGTAGAAATGCTTGAAACACTTATTCCTAGAGATTTATATTCAGTTATTATATCAATGCATGAAATGTTTGCTGATCCAGATGCGGCATTACATGTTTATGAAAAATATAAAAAAGTATATAAAAAATTCGGCGGAGAGAGTATTTCAACAATCAATGCATCATCATTCAATCAATTTTTCGGACAAAAACAAAATTAATTATTAAATAGGTTATACAATGGAGAAAAGTAAACTCATAAATTTTATCAATCGCTATTATTTAGCAGGAAACTGTGAAGCAGTTGTAGTAAAAGAAAATGAAAATGGCGTAAGCTGTGATCTAATCGACTCTGATCAGACAGTAGTTGGTAATGTACAATGGAAAACAACCCCATTTCTTAAAGGGCAGTTAGGTATCAATCATACGGCTACGTTAATAAAAATGTTATCAGCAGTGAATGAAAATATTGATATCATCGTACGAGAAAGTGCTGGAAAAAACTTCTCAATGGAAATCAAAGAAGGCACTACTAAGATGACTTTTATGTTAGCAGATACCACAGTTATCCCAGCTGTACCTGCAATTAATCAACAACCTGACTATGAGGTTAGCATTGATTTAGATGATATGTTCATTAATCGATTCATCAAAGCAAAGAATGCACTTCCAGACGCTAAGAATTTCGCAGTTCAAGTAAAAGAAGGTAAAACAAGATTCATTATCAACTATACAACCATCAATGCAGACAACATTTCTTTTGATATAGATGGCGGAGTCAATCCAATGGATCCAATAATGTTCTCAGCTGACAAGTTAAAAGAAATATTGACTGCAAATAAAGGCGATATGGGTACGCTTCACGTATCTTCACAAGGATTGGCAAAAGTAGAATTCCGTGGCCAGGATTTTGATTCTAATTATTTCTTAGTACAACTACAAAACTAAATAAAAAATAATGATAGGACAAGTAGAAAATACGCTTTGGACTGAAGCATTCAGACCTAATACGTTAGACGGGTATATTGGAAACGAACATATCATAGAGAAAGTGCGCATCTTCATCGAGAATGGAGATGTGCCACATCTTCTCTTTTACGGTCCAGCAGGAACTGGTAAAACTACATTAGCAAAGATTATTGCAAACGGCGTAGATGCTGACATAATGTATATCAACGCATCTGATGAAAACTCTGTTGATACAGTTCGCGATAAGATTAAACGATATGCATCAACAGTTGGATTTAAGAGATGGAAAATTGTAATATTAGATGAAAGCGACTTCTTGACACCAAATGGTCAAGCAGCATTACGTAATCTAATGGAAACATACAGTAAGACAACGAGATTCATTCTTACATGTAACTATGTTGAAAAGATTATCGATCCAATACAGTCAAGATGCCAAACATTTGGAATTACTCCCCCAAACAAATCAGATGTAGCTAAACGATTAGTTACAGTGTTAGAAGAAAAGAAAATACGATATGACATAAAAGACATTGCAGCAATCATTAATTCATCGTATCCAGACATTAGACGAGCGATAAATGCAGCACAAGCGTCAGTGGTTAACGGAGTATTACAACTTGACAAGGCAAGTGCAATACAAGCAAACTACATGACTGAGATTTTAGAAATAATGCGCAATCTTAAAGATAAGAAAAAGGCATTCAATCAAATTCGACAAATCATTGCAGACAGTAAGGTAAGAGATTTCCAACCATTGTTCACTTTCTTGTTTGATAATATTGATGAATATGCAGTTGGCCATGTTGCAGGCGTTATCTTAATATTAGCAGAAACTCAGTATCAAGATGCTCATGCAGTCGACCATGAAATTAACGTAATGGCAATGTTTGTCAAACTAATGAATGAACTTTAACAAATAACGAAATGGCAGAAAAGAAAGCAGCAACTATCTTTGATTTTATCAATGGAATTACCAGTAATAAAAAACAATGGTCAGAATGGTCAGATCATGATCAAAAACTATTCTCACCATTTATTGTAAACCGATTTCTCTCAATGAGAATGGAGCTGACTGATACAATAAATGAGTTACAACGATATACCATTGGGGTATTATCTCCCAGAGATACATATCGTTTGTATCACGACATATTACCAACCGGTAAGTCGTTTGCAAAATATATCAAAGGAAAGAAAGAAGATAAGTTTAATAAGGAGTTAGTTTCACAAGTAGCAGAACACTATCAAGTAAGTTTATCAGAGGCAACCGATTATGTTGAGTTAATGGATAAAGATAGTTGCTCATTTCTGCTACAACGATATGGGTATAGCCCAAAAGAGATAACGAAACTAACAAAAGGATTAAAATGATTAAATCAGAACAAAATGCAGTAGAATACTGTGAATCAACATATCCAGAAACAACTTCAGAGTTTAAAAGAATACAAGAAGAAATGTATGTTACATTTTGTCAAAAGCAACGTAATTACGGACCTGGTAACATATCCGTAGGTACTGCGTTAGAAACAAAAGATGATGTTAAACTTTCATTAACTGGGTTATGGTTTAGAATTAACGACAAAGCACAGCGACTAAAACAACTTGTAGTATTAGGTCAGCCAGATGAAGTGGGTGAGTCAATACAAGATACCTACGAAGATCTTTCAGTATATGGAATTATTGCTCAAATAGTACAGAGAGGTAAATGGGCGAAATAATGAAACGACTATTAACAATCATATTTTTGTTTACTGCACTTGTAGGGTGTAGTAATCGATACTACACTCAGCAGAAGTTCAAACAGGTATCAACTGATGGATTGACATATGATGGAACTCATATTTACTACAAAGGCGAATTATGCGCTACAATGTCAGCAGTTGAGCTCTCATATGATAATGGTGAGATTGTCCGTGAAATAACATTTATAATACAAAGCAGTGAATTCAATGAACAGGCTCTACCAATAATAAAACTGATTCAAAGCAAATCACCATCAATGGAAGTTGAAGTTGAACTAAAACACGTAAACCGGTTGGATATTTTCAAATAATTTCTTATTATAAAGTAAATAAAAATAATAACAATGGCAAACAACATTTTTTCGGTAGTAACTTTAAAGTTTAAAACACCAGAGGCCGGCGAGGCATTTGCAGATAAATTTGGCAACTGTGATATGTTAGACATGGAATTATACAAATATTTAGGATTTGATGACTATCCAAGTCGTAGTGAAGCTATAGATCACGGTGGGGCTAAATGGTTTTGGCTACATGATTACCCACAGCCTGGGTATGGCGAAGATAAAACGGCCGTTATTATGAGTATTGAATCAGCTTGGTATATTCCGAATAATCTATTTGAAACGATTGCTAAGAAAGAAGATTGCTCAATAACAGGCTATGCAGAAGATGAGTATCGTAATGCATGGACACTCTTTGAGTTCAATCAAGACTTTGATGATTATGAAGTGTATGACTCATTCTTAAGAGACGATACTATTAGCCAATTCAAAGAATGGTGTATTGACCAAAAGGTTGATTTAAATCTGCTATATGAAGCAGCAGATGATCCAGGGACATTTGAAGACGAAATTAAAGGGGGTGAGTTGATACGAGAATTTTTAATTGATGCTCTAAATTGGTCTAATATATTCTTTCATGATATGCCTCCTGAGTTTACATATACATACAACGATCTAACACTGATCAGAGAAGAATTAGCAACAATATAATATGAAAGATAATGTAAGTTACATATCACCCTTATTCAAATTATCAAGGCGCGATCCAGATACAGCGCCGACACGTATTTCATATTCACAATGGTCAATGTATGAGAAATGTCCTAAACAATGGGAACTTTCATATATCAAGAAGTTAGCACCATTTACACATAGCATTGCAACTACATTTGGTACTGCATTTCACGAAACCTTGCAGGAATATCTTACTATATTGCTTACAAAAGGTGTTAAACAAGCAGATTGGATTAATTTTCGAAACACATTAACTGAAAATCTTCGATCGGAATACGCAAATGCTGTTGAACAAACAGGCGAGCATTTTTCTAATAAACACGAATTAGGTGAGTTTTTAGAAGACGGCGTTGCTATTCTAGAATGGTTTCAGAAGCGTCGCAGACAATACTTCAGCACAAAGAATACAGAGTTAATAGGAGTCGAATTAGATTTATGTGTTCCTGCATCTGATCA